AGCAGATACAAAGGCAACAGGATTACAATTTGTCTTATCTGGACTTAATGATTCAGTATTAAATGCATCTCTAAGCGAATTAGAGCAGAATATACCAGCTTTATTGTACTTTGGGGTACTTACTACTACATCTAATGAAACAGTAGTCGTAGATAGCCCATATAAGCTGTTTGAGGGCTTTTTAGATGTTGCTAATATAGATAACAACGGAGAACAGGTAAATATTGAATTTAGACTTGAAAATAAACTTATTATATTAGAAAAACCTAATGATAAAAGATACACCGATCAAGACCAAAAACAACTATTTCCAAATGATAAGGGACTTGAGTTTGTAACCTCTATTCAAAATAAAGCGATTGCTTGGGGTGGGGGTGGTAAATAATGGGATTTTTTAAATCTGTTTTTAAAAGTATCACAAATTTTGTCAAGTCAGATATTGTATCAAGGGCAATATTTGTAGCATCTGGTGGTAACCCAGTTGTCCAAGCTATTCTTACGGTTGCTGTTATTGCTGTTGGAAGTGCCATGGCACCAAAACCAAGAACCAGAAACTCGTCTTTACAACAATTAAGTTATCAACAAGAAATAAATAATCGAGCAATCATGTTCAAACAGCCGATTATTCCAAGAGATGTAGTATACGGAGAAACAAAAAAATCTGGTGGTATTTTATTTGTAGAAACATCAAACAATGATAAAGATTTACATTTAATCGTACAAATTGCATCTCATGAAATACAAAGTTTTGAATCTATATTTTTTAATGAAGAAGAATTAACAATCTCAAGTGTTGGTAATGATGCAAACGGAATACCAAGATACAAAGTTACATCACCAACCAAATTTGCAAAAGAATCACGGTTTACAAAAAAAGAACAAACTTTAATTGCAACAGATTATATTTCTGTTCAAGTTCCAAAAATGGCTATGGGTAGCACTTATTATGCTGATGAATACGGATTGGCAGAAGGTATAACAACAATAAAATTAATTAATGACGCATCATTTACTATTGCGGCAAACGATAAATTAAATATTGGTGGTAGAGATTACACAGTCAATTCTGGTGGTACTTCTTCTGTTGCAAATTCAAGACATGAATTATCAGTTACTATATCAGAGGCACTTGTTAGACAAGTAAATGCTTATTCAATAAGACAACATTCACCAAATGGACTTGTTCATGTTGCATATTACAATACACCAAACAGAAGAACCAATGTATTACCATTTGAAAGTGGACAAACAACAGGATTACAATCTGCTGTTCAAGTGATTCATAAATTTACTGATTCGTCAGAGTTGACAGTTAGAATAAAACAACATTTGGGAACTGATACTCAATTAGCAGATGCAGATTTGGTCAATGAAGTATCTGGTTGGACAAACGATCATAGATTACAAGGTATTGCATATTTATATATTAAATTAAAATATGATGCTGAAGTATTTCCAAATGGTATTCCAAACGTATCAGCAAAAATTCGTGGAAAAAAATTACTTGATTTTAGAGATTCATCAACAGCATTCTCTAGTAATCCAGCATTGGTAATTTACGATTATTTAAGCGATTCTCGATTTGGATTAGGTGTATCAACAGATGATATTGATACGACCTCATTTACGACTTTAGCAAATATTTGCGACGAAGATATAACATTATCTGGTGGTGGCACAGAAAATAGATATGAATGTCATGGTGTCATTTATAATGATATTGCACCAATGGAAGTATTAGACGATTTATTAAGTTCATGTGTTGGTGTTTTAAGTTACAGCAACGGAAAATTTAAATTAGCTGGTGGAAAATATGTAGCACCTTCTATAAGTTTATCCGAAGATGATTTCCGAAGTGGTATCAATATAACAACAAAACAATCTCGTAGAGATACTTTTAATACTGTAAAAGGCTTATTTACTTCTGAAACGGCTAATTTTCAACCGACTGATTATCCAATGGTTTCATCATCAACATTCACAGATGAAGACGGAGAAACAATCTTTGCTGATGTAGATTTACCATTTACAAAATCAAGTTCAATGGCACAAAGAATTGCAAAAATAACCTTATTCAAAAATCGACAACAAATGGTTTTACGAGCTGGATTAAAATTAACAGCATTTAAACTTGAAGTTGGTGATACAGTAAATATATCACTTGATAAATTTGGTTTTACAAATAAAATATTTGAGGTTGCCGATTGGTCATTTGTTGCTAATGAAAATGATATTGGAATTGATGTTGTTCTCAAAGAAACCAGCTCAAATGTTTACGATTGGGACGCAGAAGAATCTACCTTCAGTCAAGATAATACAACCTTGCCAACATTCCAAACAGTTTCAACACCTTCTCTTGCTGTATCAGATTTTTTGCGTGTTTCTGCTGGAACTGTAATTACAGTTATTCAAGCAGTAGTTGAATCGAATCAGGGAACATCAAACGAATTTGAAGTTCAATATAGAAATACAAATACAGATGATACTTTTAAATCATTAGGTAAAACTACAAATAATATCTTTGAAATTGAAAATGTTGAAGACGGAGCATTTTATGAAATAAGAGCAAAATCAATAAATGCTTTTAATGTTTCTTCTGATTTTATTTCAGTCGATCACGAAGTAATTGGAAAGACAGCACCACCGTCAGATGTAAGTAATTTTTCTGTTAATATTATTGATAATCAAGCTATATGTTCTTGGACAGCAGTTGATGATCTTGATATTTCTCATTATGTAATCAGACACACACCAGCAATTACAGGACAGGTATATAGTGGTGCAGAGTTGATTGCAGATAATATTTCAAAAGCTACAAATGTTGCAAGTTTGCCAGCAAAAACTGGTACATATATGATAAAGGCAGTAGATGTGCTTGGATTGGCATCTGAAACTTCAACAAAAAAAGTTGTAATTCTAAATCAAATAAATGAAGATTTTAATGTCGTATCAACACAAACAGAAAGCACAGGTTTTGCTGGAACAAAAACAGATTGCGAAGTTGTAACCAGAGATAGTACAAATTTTCTTCAAATAATACTTGGTGAATTATTTGATGACGGTGTTGGTAACTTTGATGATAATACTGGTAACTTTGATGACGGTGGATTTACACCAAATAATCTTGATGCAATTTACGAATTCCAAAATAACCCTATTGATTTAGGCGGTATATATAACAGTTTTGTAACGGTTACAATGAATTCATCAAGACATGATTCTCAAACATTATTTGACAGTTTTGGTGGTGTATTTGATGATCGTGAAGGTTTATTTGACGGTAATTATACAGAATTTGATGATGTGAAGGCAGTTATTCAAATATCTACTTCTACTGATAATTCAACATATACAGATTTTCAAGATTATGTTTTAGGATATTACAAAGCTAGATATATAAAATTACGAGTTAAAATGGAAACAACTAACATAACTTCTACACCAGCAATTTCTCAATTGGTTGCGACTATTGATATGCCAGATCGTACTATTGCATCTGATGATGTTGCATCTGGTACTGCATCTGGTGGAAAAGCTGTATCATTTTCTCCAGCATTTAAATCTTTAGAAGGACTTGGTATTAGTGCTGATAATTTGGCAACTGGTGATTTTTATGAAATTGTTTCTAAAAGTGAAACAGGTTTTACAATACGGTTTAAAAATAGTAGTGGATCGGTGGTCGATAGAACCTTCGGTTTTGTTGCAAAGGGATTTGGATTCCTTGAAAGCAGTTAATAACAATGCTATATTTATCCAAAATTATATGGAGTTTTTATAATGGCACAGCATGATTATTCAATAGCGAACCAAACATTTCCAAATACTCGAACTGATTTAAATAATGCTTTGTCAGCAATATCCAGTAATAACTCTGGAACATCAGCGCCGAGTACAACATTTGCGAATCAGTTTTGGTACGATACATCAAATAATAAATTTTATATCAGAAATGAAGACAATGATGCCAATATACAGCTTTTTGAATTAGATCAAACGAATGATACGGTTGAATATTTTTTAAGCGATAGTATTAGAACAGCTTTACTTGAATTTACAGACGGCACAGATGCTTTAACAATAGCATCAGACGGAGCTTTGACAACTGCTGGAAATTTATCTATTGGTGGTTCTAATAACGAATTACGATTTTACGAAGGTGCAAACTTTGTGGGCTTTGAAGCTCCAGCATTAACAGGAGATCAAATATTTGTTTTACCAAGTGCAGACGGTACTGCAAATCAAGTTCTTCAAACCAATGGATCTGGTACTTTATCTTTTGCGTCTGTTGGTGGAGATACATTAAGACCAAATGTAAGACCTTTGATTCATAATGGAGAAATGCAAATAGCTCAATATGGTGATAAAACAGGTATTACAGCAAACCAATATGTTTGTGATAGATTTTGTACTCAATTTGCTACTTTCGGAACGTGGTCAATAAGTCAGTCATCAGATGTACCAACAGGCAAAGGTTATAAAAGGTCAGTAAAATTAGACTGCACTACAGCAGACACAAGTCTTGGTGCAGGAGATTTTGGATTATTTAGAACTGCTTTTGAAGGTAGAGATTTACAACTAATAAAAAAAGGTACAAGTTCAGCAGAAAAATTAACTTTGAAATTTTACGTCAAGTCAAGTAAGACAGGCACTTATACCGTAGAATTTTTTGATGTTGATAACTCAAGACAAATATCAAAAACTTATACTGTTGACTCTGCAAATACTTGGGAAGAAAAAATAATCAATGTACCTGCCGACACTACAGGAGCATTTGGTTATGACGCAAACGAAAGTTTTGTAATAAATTGGTGGCTTGGTTCTGGTAGTACCTATAATGGTGGCACAGTTAACACTTCTGCTTTTGCTTCTAGTACGAATGCCAATAGGGTATCAGGTTCAAATGTTAATTTAGCAGACAGCACTTCAAATGATTGGTTTCTAACAGGAGTTCAATTAGAAATTGGAGAATATACAAGTGCAACGATACCAGCATTTCAACATCAAGAATATAATGATGAATTACTAACTTGTCATAGATATTTTATTTCTGGTGGTGCTAATGAAAATGGTTTAAACCCAACTGCTGAAGCTGCGACATCAACAGCAGTTCAACCAACGCCACAACTTAGAAGAACCATGCGAGTAGCTCCAACACTTACTGCTAATCCTGTTGGATTTATTGCATTAATTGGTGGTTCTGGTACTACGACAACATTAAATTTTAGCAATATGGGGCAAAATGGATTTAGATATGGATTAAACCATGATACAACTTTAACCACAAAACAAAATGTTGCTATGGGTGGTTTAGGTGCAGACTTTTTTTCAGAATTTTTAGCACAATCATAGGAGAATATTATGTCAATGCCAGATACCAGAACAGTCAATTCAGCACAAAAGGTCAATGACCCAAGCACAGGTGAATATTGTTGTATTAAAGCAGTTATTAATAGCGTAGAAATGTTTGTGCCACTTGATGATAATAATATTGATAGAAAATTAATTAAAGCATGGGAAGATGCTGGTAATACTTTACAGGAAGCTGACTAATGGCTGGTATTACAGTAACAAGTGCAGAAACAGATTACGCATTTACAATTGCAGAGGTTAAGGATTATTTAAAAATTTCTGGCAGTGATGATGATACAACATTAACAATGTTACAAATCGCCGCACATAACTGGGCAAAAAATTTTACACAAAGAAGTATTACAACACAAACTTTAAAATTATCTATTGATGCAGTTTATCAACCAGATATTGTCATACAAGAAGGTACATATATCGGTATTGACCAAGATATAAACCGTAGATCAATTATATTGCCGCAAAGCCCAGTCGCATCAATCTCAAATGTAAAATATTATGCTGATGATGATACTGAAACTACATTTGCTAGTAGTAAATATTATTTAGATAACGCATCTGTACCAGCCAAATTTGTTTTACGACAAGGTGAGAATTATCCAACAGGATTAAGAGTAGCAAATGCGTTAGAAATAACTTATGTTGCTGGATATGGTGCAACTTCTGCTGTACCAAAAGATATAAAATTAGCGTGTCTTAATTATGCCGCTTATGTGTTTGAACATAGAGGAGATGCCCTTGACGGTAAATCTGTAATGGTTCCGCCTTCTGCTGTTGCATTATTACGACCTTATGTCATTCATCAATTTAGTACACACCCATTCAGGGGAACAGCACATTTTGGGGGTTTATACGGATAATGAGTATTGGACAAATGAGAAACAGAATTGCATTACAATCCATGTCAGAATCAACTGATGAGGGGGGCGGACAGTCTACAAGTTTTAGTACAGCATCAACTGTATGGGCAAGAGTTGAAAACAATTCAGGAAATGAAGTTGTATTTGGCGATCAAATTGAGGCAAGAGCAAATTATGTTTTTAAGATTAGATATTATTCATCATTAACACCAAAATTCAGAATATCGTATAACAGTAAATTATTTAACATTGAACATATTGCAGATGAATTTGAAGGTAGAAGAAGATATCAAATAATTTCTGCAATTGAAGGTGTTGCAACATGATCAAGGTAAAATTTGTTTCTAAAATTGACACAAAGATTGGTCAAGCTATTGATATTTATGATAAAAATACACAAAGACATTTAAACAGAGTTGCCAATTTTTTTAAAAATGCTATTCAACTTTCAATGAGACAAACTCCAAGATCAATATCAACAAAATTAAAAAGAGGTGCTAAATTTCATGCACCAAGTATTGAAGGACACCCACCAGCCATTGATACAGGTCGATTGGTAAATAGTATTATGATAAACCCAGCAACATTCTCATTTGGAAAAGATAAGAATACAGCAGAAGTTTATACAAGAGTTACCTATGCCAAAAGATTAGACGATACAAAAGCAGACGGTGGACTTGATAGACCGTTTATTACAAAACGATCAAAGGGATACAAAAGAGCAAAACAATTTGCAGATACAATCAAACAAGATATTGCAATCAATAAGGTAAAAGTTTAATGGGATATCATTCATTTGATCTACAATCAGCTATATATACATTACTTTCTGGTGATTCAACATTAGATTCCTTAGTTGGTAATAATAGAATTTACGACAATGTACCTCAAACATCATCATATCCGTATGTCGTTATTGGTAATGAAATCGGTACAAATCAAGGTACAAAAACACTTGACGGCATTGAGTATGGAATTGACATTGATGTATGGAGCCAATATCGAGGAAAAAAAGAAATCAAAAATGTTATGGAAAGGATTTACAATTTACTTCACGATCAAGATTTAACGGTATCTGGTGCAAGTTTTGTTGTTGGTCAAGTTCGACAGGTAGCAACATTGGTAGAGGCAGACGGAATTACTAGACATGGCATACTTTCTGTTAGTATAATCGTCTATGATTCATAAATTTATTTAGGAGTTTAAATTATGGCAGTTCAAAAAGGTGCAGATTTATTGATGAAACATGGATCAGGCAGTCCAGTATCGTATACAACAATTGCTGGTTTGCGTGATACATCAATCAGCATAAGTCAAGGAATTGTTGATGTTACAAATAAAGATGATGCAAGAGTAAGAAAATTGCTTGCACAAGGCGAAACAAAATCTTTTACAGTTACAGGCTCTGGTATATTTACTGATGCATCTGTTGAAGCTTTAGTTTTAACAAATTTTGATGATGCAACATTAGATAGTTATCAGTTCCTTGTTCCTGATTTTTATACCTTTACAGGCGAATTTCAAGTTACTAATATTGAATATTCAGGATCGTATAACGGTGCTGTTGAGTATTCTATGACTTTTGAATCAGCTAATACTATAACATTAGCAACTGTATAATATGTTTGACGATAAAGTCAAAATTGGTAAAAAAAATCATGATGCTAAAGTACAAGATTTTCATCACCAGTTAGAGGTAGAAATGGCTCATTTTGAAAAATGGGATTCAGTCAAATCTGTTATAATTGATGATGATAATTATAATGTTGTTTGGTCAACAAATGTTGGAAATAGAAATGAAATTGTTAAAATGATAGTTGAAAAAACTGGAGTGAAAAATGAGCAACAAGTTCAGAGCAGAAAAGACAATAACGGTTGAAGATAAAGAGTATACAGCAAAGATGTCGCTAGATACTTGTGCTAGAATTGAATCGACAATTAATTGTTCTTTATTGAAATTAGCAAACAGACTTTCACAAGCTGATATATTGATTGAAGAAGTAATACAATTTTTATATATATCATTCAGGGCTAGTGGTAAAGATGTCAAAACATCAGAAATTAAACAACTGGTTGCTAAATTAGGATATGCTGATTCAATTAAATTAGTTGGTGAATTACTAACATTAGCTTTAGATGCTGGTACAGAAGATTCAGAAGATACAGACGAAAAAAAAAATTCGTAGAAATTGATGAATCAAAAGGTCTACCTTATGAAAGGTGGATTGAAATATGTCAAGGTATGATCGGAATACCAAGTCAAGATTTTTGGCAAATGTCAGTATTTGAGGTATCATTAGCGATAAAGGGTTTATCAGAATTTAATAGTGGTAAAAAGTCAAGTAATGAGCCAATGACACTTGACAGGATAGAAAAGCTGAAGGAGAGGTATCCTGACATATAATGGCAACAGAACTTGATAAATTAGTTGTAAAAATTGAAGCAGATTTAAGAGATTTAAAAAAAGGTCTTAATAATGCTACATCACAAGTCAATAGCTCTACCTCAAAAATGGGTAAGAGTTTCAATAAACTCAATCAATCAATTTTACATGTAGGAAAAAGGGTTACGCAATTAGGTGCAATTGCTGGTGTTACCTTTGGCACAATATTTACAAAAAATATCCTTTCTGCTGGAATTCAAATGGAAGAACTGGCTTTACGAATGGGAATTATGTTTGGAAATGTAGAAGAAGGTAATAAAGCATTTGAAGTTTTAACACAGTTCGAGGCAAGAGTACCTTTTTCACTTGAAGAAATATTACGAGGTGCTGGTTCATTATTAGCAATAAGTGATAGTGCTTTGGAATTAGGAAAAAATTTAGAAATAGTTGGTAATTTAGCAGCAACTTCAACAGAACCATTTGAAGTTGCGGCTTCACAATTTCAAAGAGTTGCAAGTGCTGGTATTGGAGCGGCAGAAATCTTAAAAGAAAAAGGTATTGCAGAATTATTAGGTTTTGAAGCTGGTGTATCTGTAACAGCAGAAAAATCAGTCAAGATTTTTGAAGAAGCATTTGGTGAAGGTGGGCGATTTGCTGATTCTACACAAAAAATGGCAGGGACATTAAGAGGTGTATTTTCACAAGTGCAAGATTCATTATTTAAATTCGAAAGTGCTGTTGGTGGTGCATTTATTCCAAGATTGACTGCTCATTTTGGTGATCTGGTTAAAGTATTACAAGAGAACGAAGAAGAAATCAAAAGGATAGGAGAAGAAATTGGAACTGCAATGGCTGACGGTGTAAAGTTTTTAGTTGAAAATCGAGAAGCAATTGTATTTGCCTTGAAAGCACTTGGTGTTGTAGCACTTGCGTCGGCGGTAAACTTTGCAACATTTGGTGTTGCAACAAAAGCAGTAGCAGTTGGTCTTAATCTTATAGGAAAACACCCAGCTTTAAAATTACTAGGTGCATTAGGTCTTGCAACAACAATATCATCTTCTGCAATGAATCATTTTGAAAAAGAACTTGAAGATGTAAATAAAAAAATAGAAGATCAAACAAAAAAACTGAAAAAAAATAATGATGCCTTACGAATTACAATTAAAAGTGTAAATAAAGCATCAGAAACGGTATCAGCACAAACCAAAGAAATCGTAGAGGGAATTATTGATATTGTAAATAAAGCAGGAGATGCATTAAGTAGATCAGTTGCAAAAGCAGTTGTTGCTGGTCAAAGTTTACGAGATACTTTTAGAGATGTATTTAGAACTATTATAGAAGAAATTATTGCGTTAACAATTAGAATACTTGTTCTTGAACCTATCTTAAAAAGATTTGAAGAAACATTACGAAGAATTTTTAATATGGAAAAAGAAAAAGGTGGAAAAAAATCTACTGGTGATCGATTTAAAGATTTAGCTTTTCAAGTTGCAGGTTCATTAATTACTGGAAATTTTGGTGGTGGTTTAGCAAATGGTGGAATGGTTGCACCGAACACACCATATTTAGTTGGAGAACGAGGTGCTGAACTTTTTGTTCCAAGTTCTTCTGGACAAGTAGTACCAAATGGTGGATTTGGGGGAGTAACTGTAAATCAATCAATCAATGTATCAACTGGTATTTCTCAAACAGTACGAGCAGAAATAATGAATATGTTACCGTTAATTAAAGGAGAAACCATAAATGCTGTTGCAGAAACAAGACGCAGAGGTGGGTCATTTGCTAGGACATTTGGAGCTTAAAAATGGCAGAACCTAGTTACCCATTGACCATGCCAACAAATGTAAATTTTAAAACTTCAAACTGGAGTTTACTTTCAACAGTTGCACAAACAATAAGTCCATTTACTTATGCTCAAACTGTTCACGAATTTGAGGGTTCTGTTTGGCAAGCTACTTTGACATTGCCACCATTAAACAGAGAACAAGCTTCAGAATGGCAGGCATTTCTTACTCAATTACATGGTACAAAAGGAACATTTTTAATGGGAGATCCAGATGCAAAAACACCAAGAGGTGCGATTACAAATACAATTGCAGTAAATGGTGCTCATACAGTTGGAGCATTTGATGTCGTTATTGACGGTGCTGATACATCTGAAACCATATTTAAAAAAGGTGATTTTGTACAATTTAATTCTGCTGGTACTTCACAATTACACATGATTGTTGCTGATATTACTTCAGACGGATCAGGAAATGCCACATTACAAATTGAGCCAAAATTAAAAGTTGCTTTATCAGATGATGCAACAATTACTTATTCAAGTCCAAAAGGTGTGTTTAGATTACAAAGTAACGAAATATCATGGAACGCAAACGAGGTTTCTGTTTATGGCATATCATTTGCAGTTGTTCAAGCTTTATAGGTGAAATATGTATACTTTTCTATATTGGATTACATTGATAATACTTGGACTGACATTAAGTCAATTTGTTTATTCAGCCGACAGTACAGTTAATTATAAAAATCAACCGCCACCAAGTGCAATATCGCCTTCGCCAAGTATTGGTTCTGGATCTGATGTTTGCGTTGTTGTAAGAAGTGGGGCAATACAAAGTTCTGTTATTGGAATATCTGGTGGTACGCATGTCATTGATAAAAACTGCATAATGTTGAAAAATGCAAGAATGTTAGCATCTCTCGGCTTAAAGGTATCTGCAACGGCTCTAATGTGCGAAAATAAGGCTGTTTGGCGAGCAATGATCATGTCAGGTACACCTTGTCCAATATACGGTAAAATTGGCTCTGAAGCCCTAACAGAATACATTAAAATTGGTAGATTAAATGAAAATGGCACAATTAATGAAAGCTGGAATCCTATGCGTATTAATATCAGGAACGGCGATCGCAGAAACTACGGACAACCTGTTAATTAATGGTAATTTTTCTGATTCCTTAAATGACTGGACTGTTGAAGATTCTAGTAAAATAAAGCATGATAATAATTGTTATGCTGGTGGAACTGATGCATCTGGTTTATGTAAATCAGTTCGTTGGTCAAGTAATCTAGGAAAAACTATATCACAAACAATTAATAATCTTGAATCTGGTTACGATATAACTGGTATAAATGTATCTTTTACAGCATTAGGTTGTAATAACGAGGCAAATTCAAGCACATGGTGTTCACAAGGTACAGATTACGACAAAGTACAAACAACAATTCAACTTTATGACGGATCAAAAACAGAAACTTTATACCTTGAACAAATACTTGATTATAATGACGGAACACAAAATTATGATCTATCAACACAAACACTTGATACATGGACAACAGATAATTTAAATATTGATTTTTCTATAACTGGAATTGATACTGGTAATTGGTCAGGTTGGTATGCACCGATTGTAGACAATATAAATTTAAGTATGGATATAACTGAAACTGTAATTCCAGAACCAGTTATTCAAAGTCAAAGTATTATTACCGAACCAATAGAAGAAATTGAAGTAATTGAAACAGTAGAAAATTCAATTATTTCTTCAATTGATTTAGAAACTTCTGTTTTAAATGATGTTATTCTGGAAATACCAGAAATACCAGAATTACCAGAGATTGAAATAATTGAGGTTGCAGTTGTTGATGAGATACCAGAGATTAATGAATCTATTGAAATACAAGAAACCCCTGAAATAGATGTACCAGTTATAAATACTGTTGAAGAATTGACAGTTGTTGAAGATATTGAAGTTATTGAAGAAGTTACTGAAATTGAAGAAATTACTGAAATTGAAGATATTACAGAACAAGAAAATACAGAAGATACAAAAGAGGAGTCAGAACAGTTGGTTGAAACAACTGTTGATGAAGATTTGGCAGAATCAAACGAGAAAAAACCAGAAGAATCAAAATCAAAAAAAGATAGTAAAAAACAACAAAAACAGCAGAATGTAACAAAAATAAAGCCAAAAATAGAAAAAAATAAAGCAAAAAATGTAGAAATACCTGTTGTTTATACCTTGCTTACAATTCAAGAACCGATTAAAATTATTGAAACTATAAAATTAGTTGAGGTTATATCTTATGAACAAGACATTACAGATTACACCAGCAATGATGCTTGGGATAATCTTAACAATAGCACCAATGATCGTTGGCTCAATCTGGACAGCATCAAACCTTTATTCACGTTTAGAGGTTACAGAAAAGATAGCATCAAATAATGTTGATGCAATAGCCAATTTTCAAGAAACAGATACAAGTCAATTACAAGAACGAATTGCAAAATTGGAAGCACAAATAAATTCAATCGAACAAACAACAAGTCTTATCAATGAAAAAATCAATGATACAGAAAGTTCAATAACAATTTGGGCAGAAAAAGAATTTAAAAAATTATATGATATCGTTAATAAAAATCCATTAAGCCAATAAAATGACAAATCAAGAAACAGAGTGCCTTAAAAGACTTGAAGAAAAGCTAGATCACATTCATGCTGATGTTGAAAAAAATGCACAAGAAATTTCTAAACTTAAAGCAGATATTAATATGGGCAAAGGTGCTGTAAAAGCATTAGTTTGGGTTGGTAGTATTTTAACAATTCTTTTTGGATTATTTAATTGGAGTATGAAATGATTGGACTTATTGTAAATGGTTTATCAAAGGCAGTTGGTGGTTATTTTGAACATTCAGCAAAAAAACAAAGAGCAAAATCTGATCTTAAAATTGCAGAGATTGAAGCAAAAACAGCAGTCAAGAAAAAGATTGCCGAAGGTAAAGTCGAGTGGGAGAACACAATGGCTGATGCTACTAAAGACAGCCTGAAAGATGAAGCATGGACTGCATGTTTTATAATTTTAATAATTGCGGCCTTCATACCAGACTTACAACCACATGTAGCTAAAGGTATTCAGTTTTTAGCAACTTTTCCTGAATGGTTACAGTGGTCAATTTTGGCTAGTATCGGAGCGAGTTTTGGCCTTAAGAGTATTGGTAAATTTAAATCGTGAGGTATTTATAATGAAATTACTTGATAAAACATTTAATTATTTTGAAGATAACGGAAAAGAATTACTTAAATTTGCTATAAAAGCATCTGTTATAAGTTTATTCTGGATTATTCTGGTCGCTTAATTCAACCTTTTTTTCTTCTTTGTTTGCTTTTTGAATCTGGATAAAAAAAGATTTAGCTTTTACAAGATTCGAAAGTATTAATATTTGTGTAAATGCTACATCAATATTGTCTTCATCATCTGTTTGAATTGCTTGATTTATTTTTTTTAATGTGATGTCAATCTGCTCATTAAATTTTTCATTTATTTTATTACCAAAATTTTCTATCGCCATACTGTCCCCTCTGCCCATGCAACAATTGATTTTCGTATACCAGTTGTTACTGGTGTAACCTCGTGATATGTAAAAGGTGTAAATCCTAAAATTGTTAATTCATCAACAGGATAATTAACACAGTCATTTTTAGAATATGGATCATAAAATAATAATTTACCACCATTGAATTCATTTGGATTTAGAGTCCAAGATAATGATATTTTTCTATGTGAATTTTGTCCTGAACCTATATCCATGTGCATTTTATAAAAATCACCAATATGATATTCACAATATATTATTTCATTTAACCTTGCAATATTGTAATTAAAGTTCTGATTCATCATAAATATAACTTTTCTTAAAAGATCACCAGTATATGTATTTTGAGCTGGAATAGTATATGCTTTTACTTTTCTTATATGATCTAAAGAATCATTTACATCAGCAATAATAGGTTTTTTATATTTATTTATATCTTCATTCACAAACAAGTAATCTTCTTCTTCGACTTGAACATTACAAATTCCATAAGTCGGATCATTGAGTGGTAATTGTTTTCTGAATTCTTTATCTGGTAGAAGTTCAATAGTCAAAAAAATCTCCCTGCTAACGAGAAGTGAATAGTAATTAACAGGGAGCAAATGCTCGTAGGTCTTATTAACGAGTCCTCAAGGTTAAAACGGTATATCATCATCAAATTCGTTCTTTGCCTTTTCTTCAAATTCTGTAACCTGATTATACTCATTAAAATCAGTTTGTACAATATCCCAGTTTATGACAAATTTACCTGTTTTTGTTTGTCCATTATAACCGAACATTTTACATTTATCTTTTTCAATATCCTCTTCTTTTCGTGTATCAATCATAATCTCACCAGACCAATCTGTTTTGGATTCTTCTTTACTTTTATTTACAAATCCAACTGATTGATATAAACGAAAGTAGGGTTTACCTTTTTGACTGGTATGCTGAATAATAACAAATTTATTACCAAATTCAGTTCCATTATCAATTTTACCTGTTGCAATAAGTTGATCTGTATCAAAAGGATCAAAACTACTTCCTCTAATTTTATCACCTTGTTGATTATTATTATCTAGTTCTTGGTCATCATCATGATAAACCGTTGGTTCTGTTCCATTGCCCATTTTTCACCTCTTATCGTTGATATAAATAATTATCTTCTTCTATTTTCTTTTTTTCATATACAAAAACCATTTTTTTTGCATCTTCAATTGTATCACAAACTGCCAATCTTTTTCCTACTCTATCAAAATATTCACCATTTTTATCATAAAACCAAACAGAAAAAAGTCGGTATTTTTTAAAAATACGATATTCTATACCGATAAGATTCTCACTTTTATACAACCAACAAGATTCTCTTTGTTGAGTATAGACATCATATTTTTCATAATACATAAAATCAATTTGTGTGCATTGTTCCATTTTTTATTTCTTTTCTTTGTTGATATTCTCTTACTTCTTTATCATTTGCAGTTTTATTTGCGTTGTGTCCGTCATCATCTTTTTCAATCGGTAAACTTAATAATTGCATATATAAAGACCTTGTTGCATAGGTCAATGCTGAACGAAGACCTTGTGCTGTTTGTTTTTCAATCTGAACTCTTAAAAATGCTTGTTCATATCCCCTTGAAATAGAATGTGTAATTCTCATTCTTGCCAACAATACATGTTGGTCTTCTGTTGGTTCTTGTGTAACAGTAGACAGTAAATTATGTTTTAAAAGAATCGGTTCAACTTCCTGAAATAATTTTTCCAATGAAATATATGAATGGTCATATAAACCTTTTTTATCAGTATTTAGATTGAATTCAGATTTTTCATCTTTAATTTTATTATGAATTTCTGTTCTTGCATCAACTAATGCTGTTAGATGAAGGGTAGTCATATCTTGCAGATATTTATCTGCTGGTGTTTCTTGGCTCATTGTAATCTCCTATTTAGTAAATTGATTAATTTTAATTGATCTGATTCTTTAATCTTAATGAATCTATCACATCTGATAAACTGATTTGTCAAAAAATCAAGTAAGTCAATTATACAAAGTTCTTTTTGTTCCTCATATAGTTCATTTAGAGGATTTGGATTATTTAAATAATCAATAATGAAAGTTCTATATTCTTCAATATCGGTCATATATTGATAATATTCCTTCCAATCATCATCAGGTTTAAACAAAAATTTACTTATATCTATAATTGCCATATCTCCATTATAATTATAATATAATCAAAATCAAGAATTATTTACATTTTAAATATAATGGTATATTATTAACTAAAAAAAGGAGTTATCTATGAAATTTAAGGAATATATCAAAAAAAACAAAATATCGGTGCCGAAAATGTGTAAAGAACTTGGTATTGATTATGTAACCATGAATAGTTACAGATATAATGACGCAATTCCAAGAAGGGAGAATATGCAGAAGATTTACAAAGCAACCAACAAAGAGGTAAAACCAAACGATTTTTACGGATTATATTAAATGAGCTTTCAAGCCATGGCATGGGCTGTCAAACAAAAGACAGAGAGTCCAATTTCAAAACTTATTTTGTTGATGATCTGTAATTATGCAGATGAAGAAGGTAATTGTTACCCTTCACAAGAACATCTGGCAGATCTATGTCAATGTTCAAGAGTATCTGTCAATAAACATATCCAAGAATTAAGAAAAAAAAATTATATATCAATCATAAAAAAAGCTAATGGTCAATTTGTATATAACAATTACCATGTAAATATGCTTAACATAGGGTATGTAAATAATATTGACTCCGAATGTAAACCAGTTTTACATAATACTATTAAAAACACTATTAATAATAAGCCAACTTTATTTGATGTATTCTGGAATCATTGTCCAAAAAAAATTGGAAAAAAGAAAACAAAAGATATATATACAAAGATCATCAATAATAAAAAAATAGATGTAACTGAAGATGAATTAATTAAAGGTATATTATTATATAAAGAAAGTGTAATCGAAATTGAATCCAAATATATTTGCCACCCTTCGACATGGTTGAATCAGGGAAGGTGGGAAGACGAATTTCCTCAAACTACAAGAAAAAATAAAAATTGGTTAGCTGGTTGAATTATATTTAAAATAGTATTATTATAATTAAAATATATTTTAAAAAGGAGATAAATTATGGATTTTGACGAATGGAAACATTTAACAGAAGAAAAACCAAATGTCGAGAAGATCATTAATCAAGATAAAAAAACAATGGCAGAATGTAAACAATTTGCTTTGACTTTAAAAGCAATTATGAGTCCAAAGGCATTCGATATGTTAAGATATCAAATAATAAATCATGTCAAATAAATTAGAGGGTATTTATCAAGCGAGAGATATTTATAAAGATGTTAATGATTTATACGAGGGTAAAACACATAAACAATTTAACATAGGATATTCAAATTTAAATCCGTTGTTTAAAATCGTTAAACCTATGTTTGTTGTAATTACTGGTACTCCAAATTCAGGCAAAAGTAGTTTTACATACGATATTGTGATGAATCTAGCAAAAAAACATCAATTTAAATTTGTTATTTTTAGTCCTGAACATAGTCTTGCCATTAATCTGAAACGATTGATCGAGAAATTTGTAAAAAAACCATTTGATATTTTTTTTGAAAATAGATTATCAAGACAAGAAATGTTAGATGCTCTTAAATTTATACAAGAACATTTTTTCTTTATTGATAAGAAATCGGAGAGTCCAGATATTTCTTGGATTTTAGAAAAGGCACAAATATGTATTAATGAATTTTCGATTGATTCATTGATAATAGATCCTTTTAACGAGATTAACCCTACTCGACAATCCTTTTCAGAAACAGAACATATATCGGTTTTAATATCTGACATAAAGAGATTTAATAGAGAAAATAATACATTTACATTTATGATTGCACACCCTAATAAACAAATTCGTGATACTCAATCAGGAATGTTTGAAGTAAAGAGTTTATATGAAATTTCGGGGAGCAGTCATTTCAATAATAAATGCGACGTTGGAATGATTGTTACCAGAGATTATGAAAAAGAAGAAACAAAAATTAGAATTGCAAAAGTTCGCGAATTGGATCTCATGGGAAATATTGGTGAATGTAAGGTGAAATGGAATAATAATACGAGGTGTTTTGATGAAATATGATTATACACAGTTAATAAAATTGGCAAATGAATTATCTCTTGAAGATTTGTTATTTATTATGCAAATAAATCAAGACAGAATTTTTGTTCATGTAAATCATAATCAAGTATCCTATTGTCAAGATTTAGATAAAAAAGTTCCAATATGTCTAAATGGAACAAGTATACAAATTAATATTGAACCGATACAGGAGATCAAAAAATGTTAGAAAAAAAGGTTTTAAAATTATGGAGAGGAAAATATGTATCTGTCCGAGATTATGAAGTTACTTTGGCAAAAAAAAAGGGTGGATTAATAATTGAACATAAAAATGAATATATGATTTTGGACAATGAAAAATTAACAAATTTAAAACCAAATGTTAAAGTACAATCAAATTATAAGGGAACATATAGACTTGTTGATATTGAATGGAAACCAGATACCAAAAATCATAAACAAGGAAATTTAATATAATTTCTGATAAATATTAAGGGGTAAAAATGGAAATAGATTTTAAAACAGTCGAATTAATATCATCAAAAGATTTAATTCCTTACGACAGTAATCCTAGAGAACATAGTGAAGAACAAATTCAACAAGTGGCTAAAAGTATTAAAGAGTTTGGTTGGACAATGCCAATTTTAGTTGACGAAAATTTAGAGATAATCGCTGGTCATGGGAGATTATTAGCATCTCAAAAATTAAATATTGATAAAGTTCCTTGTATGATTGCCAGAGGTTGGACAGAAGATCAAAAAAAAGCGTATTGTATAGCAGATAACAAACTTACTGAAAACAGCACTTGGGCAAACGAAGATTTGAAACTAAATTTGACAAGTTTGTTAGATAACAATTTTGATTTAAGATTAACAGGTTTCAATCAAAAAGAGTTAGACAATATCTTAAATTTTGATATTGATACAATAGATACAGAAGAACAAACTATAAATTCTCAATATCAATTGACTGTTGAATTACAAGACGAAACGGAACAAGAAGGATTATATAACGAACTGACACAAAGAGGTTTAAAATGCAAAGTGTTAAGTTTTTAAAAAAAATAACGTACAAACCGACATTTCGGACAGAGCAAATTTGTGGAATTTATGATTTAGAACCAAAAAAAACATTAGAAAAAGAATTTGTTTTTGACATTGATCTAAATTTTGATTGGCAAATTGGAATGATTGTTGGTTTAAGTGGAAGTGGTAAATCAAGTCTGGCAAAAGAATTATTTACAAAAAATTATGATCCAAAACATAAATGGACTGATGATACATCTTTTTTGAATGATTTTTCAAAGGATATATCCATAAAAGAAATTTGTAAATGTCTATCAAATATTGGTTTTTCTTCTCCACCATTATGGCTTTTACCTTATCGTGAATTAAGTACAGGTCAAAAGTTTAGAGTTGATGTTGTAAGATCAATTTTGGAAAGTGAAGAAATATGTTGTATTGATGAATTTACAAGTGTTGTCGATAGAAATGTAGCAAAAATTGGAAGTCATTGTATTCAGAAATTCATAAGAAAAACAAACAAAAAATTTGTTGCTGTTTCCTGTCATTCTGATATTCAAGAATGGTTACAACCTGATTGGATTTTTGATGTTGACACAAATAAATTGACAAGGGGGTATCTTCAGCGACCAAAAATTGAACTCAAAATATATGAAGAAGGAATTGAAAAATGGGAATTGTTTAGAAAATATCATTATTTAAATACATCTATTCATAAAGGTGCAAAATGTTTTGTTGGTTATGTTTGGGATATACCAGTTGTTTTTGGTAGTTACTTAACATTTCCGCACCCCAAAATAAAAAAAGCAAAAAGAGGACACAGAACCGTTGTTTTACCAGATTTTCAAGGTTTAGGTATAGGAAACAAGATGTCGGATTTTGTCGCAAAATATTGTATAAACAAAGGTTTTAGGTATTTTTCGACCACTTCTCAACCTAGTATGATTTATTACAGAAATAAATCTAAAAATTGGAAAATAACAAGACTACCAAGTAAATTAGGGGGTTTTAAAAGAAATACTGCCTTTAATAGACCAAATTCAACTTCTTTTCAAAGAATAACAACATCATTTGAATATATTGATAAATAAAAGACAAAATTATTCAAATCGTCCCACAATCCCTTGCATACAGTAAATATTTATTTGCAAAAACACTTGATTATATTTTAAATATAATATAATATAGAATCATATATAAGAAATTATATATAACTAAACAATAACAGGAGAAAAAAATGAAAAGTATTTATCAGATGACAGTTGAAGAATTAAAGAACTGGAACGAAAAGATAAATCAAAAAATGGTTAAGTATCAGAATAGTCCAGTAGATATGGATCAATTGTGGGAACTTAAAAGACGAGTACAAAATCAAATCAAATTAAAAGAAATGGGTTTATAAATAACAAGGGGTAGAAATACCCCCACAACTATAGGAGTAATACAATGAGCAATAAAGTAATAGCAAGACAGAAAATACTTAACGATATGCAAAATGAAGTTCGCAATATTATTTATGAAGATGATGTTAAGAACGCCCAACAAAGAGATGAGGTTGTAGCTTACTTTAAACAAGCTATGCAACTTAATGAGCAATGGGGTATTTTTGATGCTGGTGAGTATGAACATAACTTTGAAATGGAACAACTTAGAATAAATCCTGAATATAAAAGTCGAGCTATTGTTGAATCTAACTGGAGAAGAAAAAATGATAGACAGATTATACATAAAAGAAAAAGAAATATTTGATATTTTACCACCTTTTAAGAAGATCAGAGTTTATTCGATAACTTCAAAAAAGACAGGAATTGATATTCAATATTTTCCAACAGAATTACACAGTCTTAAAGATGTACAAAAAACTCTTGAAAAAATAGAAGGTCAGTATTTTACGGAATTTCTTAAAATTTTTGATAACAAAGGACAATAAAATGATAAAAACATCTACAAGAAAACAAAGATTTATTAGTGATCTTACAAGAACTGATAATTTTACTTATGAAGGAGCATCAGCTTTATTTGACTGGTTAGAAGATTGGAATATGGATACAAAAGGATTTGCCTATTATAATCCTGATGATATTTGTTATGAATATACAGAATATATCAGTATAAGTCATTTTATGAGTGATTATGATACTGATGATTGGCAAGTAAACAATATTGAAGATTTTTTTGAAATACTTGCAGAACATACACAAATTATCAAGATAGACGATCATCATTTTATAATACAAAATTATTAAATTAGGACTTCTGGCAAAGGATTGCCTTTTTTCTTGAAATATCTTTATTTTTACTATATAAAAAGGTATGCCAAAAATAGTAAACAAAGACGATAAAACAGCATCACTTATTAATCAATTATCAGGACTCGGTATTACACATCAACAAATTTGTGATATAGTCAAAATATCTAAACCAACATTATATAAATATTATAATGATGAATTACAAGAGGGCAAAGCACAGGCAAATGCTAAAATTGCACAAAATCTTTTTAAGATTGCAACAGGATCAGGCAGAGAGGCAGTAACAGCATGTATTTTTTGGTTAAAAACGCAAGCCCATTGGAAGGAAACAAATGTAATAGAAGTCAATGATAATACAGAAGAAAACGACAAATTTAAATCACTTATCAACGATATACGAAACATTAAGTTATCAAAAGAAGATAGCGATAAACCTACTCACTAATTGGTACGCAAAAGCCAGAAAAAGCCAAATTGTTATTGACCAAGATAAATATAATATTTATTTATTTCTTGCTGGTCGTGGCTGGGGTAAGACCTTAACAGGAGCATACGATATTGTGCAATATTGTTTGACCAATGAAAATGTAATTTGTGGTGTAGTGGCACCAACATACGGAGATTTAAAAAGGGTTGCATTTTCTGGTGAATCAGGACTTATAAATATTATTGATAAAAATCTATTAGATTCAACAGGATACAATAAATCTGCAAATGAAATACATTTTTTTAATGGAAGTAAAATTATTGGCTTTCCAGCAATCGAACCAGATAGATTAAGAGGAGTACAATTTCATAGGGTATGGTGCGACGAGCTGGCATCTTGGAGATATCCAGAAACATTTGATAATATTCTTATGGCATTACGATTAGGTAAAGATCCCAAATGTATTATTACGACAACACCAAGACCAATTAAAATTATTAAAGATTTAGCAATCAGATCAGATGTAAAGATAACCAGAGGGACAACATTTGAAAACAT